ACTGTACGAACCTGCCGGAAAGATCCGTGTTATCGCTATCGTGGACCCTTTCACGAATTGGTTATTAAAACCTCTTCATGACTGGATCTTTGGTATCCTCCGCCTCATTCCCCAAGACGGTACCTTTGATCAAGATGCCCCGTTGAAAACCTTCCACACCAACAATAAGGGATTCACGGGATCTTGTGATATGAGTGCTGCAACTGATAGGTTACCTGTTAAGTTGCAGGCTCTTATATTGTCACACATTTTCGGTCCCAAGACCGCAAATGCTTGAAAAAGCCTCCTAGTTGATCGTCCCTATAAAGCCAAGTTCCTTGAACTTTACTATGAGGTAGGTCAACCTATGGGTGCTCTTTCTTCGTGAGCAATGTTAGCGTTAACACACCACTTTATGTGGCAGTTTGCCTGATATCGAGTTTATCCTAACTCGTTAGACTGGTACAAGAATTATGCTGTACTAGGGGATGATAGTGTAGCCGGTGATAAGCTGGTTGTACTTGAATACCTAAAGATATGCGCGGAGCTTGGTGTGAAAGTTAACTTGGCAAAATCATTACTTTCACCTGTGGGTAGTTTTGAATTTGCTAAGCGCTTTTACACCAAGTTCGGTAACTGTAGCCCGGCTTCTATCGGTGAACTTTTAGTCGCTGATAAAAACTTTGCTACTATGACGAACCTTGCGAGAAAACGGAAGATTAGAATTTCTGATCTTCTGTCCATCATGGGGTATCGCCATAAAGTAACCGGATCTATTGAGAAGCGATTTATTTCGTTGCCCAAGAGAGTCCGCCATATGTTTATTGTTGTACGCTCCCCTTACGGTCCATACCCTACGAAATCTCTCTTTGAGTGACTTCGTTTGGATGGCTGGCATAGATCTAAGGACAATTTGGACTTAGAAACTGTGCACTTCTCAGTTATATGCGCTTTGGATAGACTGAGAATTAAAATGGAAAAAGTAATACAAGTTGTATTCTTTTCTCATTTTAGGGGAGGACGACAAAACATCCGCTGAGACGAAGAGATAAGAAAATACAAAAGGACCGATCCTGCGTCATTTGATTATCTCGCTGCCATGACAGTTCACCCTTATAGGCGTGAACTATCTGGGGAGTTGGCTGACCTCTATGGAGAGGCAACAGCTCTTACTGACAAATTATGTTCTAGACATTTTCTAGTGCATGAGGAGGAGGTGGAGGATCATTGAAAAGAATTCCTTGATCTCGAACAGCGGTTTTTCGCAAAACCTTCTGGGGATCCGTGACTGCAAATGGTTGAAAAACCATTTGTAGAACCGTCTCCTCGCGAGGTAGTGCGACTCTACTACAGGCTCAAGAATGGAGAGTCTTATCAACTCTCTAAAGATTGACATGTACTTAGAGATTAGTGCAACATTTTAAGATATGTAAATTTTGTGAAGTAATTGGCAATGGGTATCAGAACGTGGTGCTGCTCTTAGCATCTGGCTAACAAATATGCACGATTCAGGGGGAGACCCCCCCTCGGTAACGATTTGTTAGTGACAGGGCCATACTACCTTTAACGGGGTAGTATGGTCCTTCTCCCATAAGTTGGAGAAAATGCATCTAAGCGTCACCCGTTGTAGGAAAAGCCCCCCTTAAGGGGCTGGGGCCTACAACGTAGTCCGGCGCGCAAGCGGCCGGACACCCCCTTGGGGTTGTAGTGGCTCGTCCACTACACTTGCACGAATGATGCCCGTCAAGGCAACACCGCACAAGGACTGACTCTTAATGAGTTTGCATCTTGGGTGGAGTTGTACTCCTGCATCACATTACACTTCTGCAATTGGGCAGAAGTGGGGTGGTTAACTGCGTTAACCGCTGATAGGTAAGATCCAAACATCTATGGATCCCTTATCGTAACGACGGACGGCGGCAATGGTTGGATCAACCAGATTCAACCAGGCAACGTGTCGCATTTCGTGTTGGGAGATTACATTGGGATTGCTGAAAAGGCAAGATGCACATACCAATTTTATATTGCTGTGTGTAGGTGTAATTTTTAACCGATGAGGGGGGGTACCTAGAGGCGGGATCCGTTATGTTAATCGGAGCCCCGGCTTTTCAAGTAGTCTTGTAAGACGACCTGCGGCCTGATTGCATAAGAACTAGCTGAACGTTTAATCGTTCGACTTGACCCGTGAATGCGGGAAGAGTAATAAAAGGCTAGGGGGGTTACTCCTAAGAAAGTGACTCCTCTTATGCATGAGGAAACCGAAGGCTTTTGAAGCTGTCGATGTTTCATAAAGTGAATGCACGAACAACAGACCAACGGTCTGCGGTAACGTCACTTCATTGGGTTGTGTAGGACGCTACAACTTATCGTTGTAGATTAATTATCTCGTCCGTTGATACAACCCGAGTGTGTATAGTGGGAACTAGTAATGCGGTTCCTTATATGAAGATACCCTGAAAAGGGCCCATCATGAGGGTACTCGCTCACTTTTGTGGGGGAGAGGCTCTATACACACTATAAGAATCGATTTAGCAACTAACATTAATTTTAAATATGAAGAATAATTTCAACAAATCTAAAACGATGTTAGATGCTTTTCGAGAGCTTATGAAGAAACAAAGAACGCTCTTGAGCGGTCTGCTCGCCGTAAAAGGCGGGCGTGCACTCATCAAAGTAGTTTTGCAACTACTTAGATGACTGCAAGCTAAGGCACCCACTAAGTCTGATGTTCGCATTGCCAAGGACTTCGCTTTCAAAATTTACTTAATGGCCAAAAAAGACTCTGTTGAGTCGGTCATTAAATATCTGAAAACTTGTTCCATACTGTTACAACAGTATGTTGCAAGACATACGGAACACCACTCCACCCGCGACATTGGTGGTGTTGCTGTATCTGTCACACGGGCGGGCCTCCCCCGTATAATACCTAAGCTGCAAAGGGTAGCTATACGGAGAGGGAATAAAAAGGCAATTACTTTGTGACTGTCACTCTTCAACCTTTATAGGTATTTAGAGTGTTCATACACAAAGTCAGATCCCTTCAAAACCATTGTTGAGAAGGGTACCTGATTACCTACTACTGAGTATTCTGATTTTATACCAATTTTTTGGCATAAACTCAAAAGACTCCTTAGTGCTGAACGGGTGGATTTTCATCCATCTCTTCAGGTAAGGTTGCCTCAGGCATCTCAAAGCGTTTCTGTTTCAGTAACCGAGAAGATGGGTCTCAAAGGGTCTAGCCTCATCGCATCAATGAGATCTTTACATGATTTGCGTTTTCTTGCAGATGCTGTAAAGTGATCATTTTTGGATGGAGTTAAGCCCAAATGATATGACCTGCCTATTGGTCCACTGAGACAGGAGCGTGGTCTATCCAAGCGAACTTACCAGCAAATCCCTAAGTGTCTGGATGCTTTCCGGACACTTGGGCTCGCTTGATGACCAGAATTAGTCACCCTCTTACGAGGGCCTAAGGACTTTGAGGTCCCTGCCGTAGGCAAGTCAGTAAGAACCGATGAAGGTGAACTGCGCGTACTCCATACCAATTTGAGTCCTATGCTTAAGGAGTATATGACCAAGCCTAACTTTCTTTTGACAGAAATTTGGGCTCGGACCATATGAAACCTAAGTAGGCTCCTTTTTGGTAAGGGAGAACATTACGTGCCGTCCATCGGAAGACTAGTAAAACTGTACGAACCTGCCGGAAAGATCCGTGTTATCGCTATCGTGGACCCTTTCACGAATTGGTTATTAAAACCTCTTCATGACTGGATCTTTGGTATCCTCCGCCTCATTCCCCAAGACGGTACCTTTGATCAAGATGCCCC